CTCGACTTCACATTTAACTTCTTTTAATACTTGAATATTTCTATAATCAGACCTGTCTAATTTAACTTTTATTGAATGAGCCAATTGCCCTCGGGTTTCAACAATAGCTGCCGCGGTATTAGAACTCCCATCATTGAAATAAAACTTCTTATCGGGAGTTATCTTCCATGTCCAATTAAGGAGAGCAGATAATTCGTTAAAAATTTGTGTGCAGAATACATATGGACAAACTATTTGAACTTCTTTGTCCGTTGATTGAATAGAAGTTGAATCGTACCAAATACCATCTTCGGTCAAATAATCGTCTATAATTAACTTTACTAATTCATCAATATTAATTTTTGGATAGCTTTGGTTAACAGCTATCCGGTCGCATATTGCATGATGGTCTATACAAACTATTGCATTCCTATAAATAAGGCGATTTACATTACTTGTTTCGGGTTCATCAACCTGCCCTGCAAAGATTAACTCCCATGAATCAACATCGTTAAAAGGCCCGTCAATATATTCCCATATTTGAATGGGCCTTCCGATTATTTGGCTAAAATGGAATCCCACAGGGATTCTATCAAGAAGGATAAAAGAGGCCACACTCCGCTCACTCATTGTTGTATTTATATTTAATGTTTTAGTCTTTACAACAACTCCATTTGGGAATCCAAAATTATTATTTTCATTAGTAGGTAAATTATTATCAATTGTTACTCGAAAACTCATATAAATTTACCTCCATACCTCTTTATAGTTGTTCTCATTTCTTGCATAAATGTAGGAATGTCCTCAACTCCATAAAAGTTCATGGCTCCGTTTATATTAATAGCATTCGCTGCGGTTCCAAAGGATGCGGCCCTATCAAAAGAAGGCGTCTGGTTTAAATTATTCATTATCTGTGCTCCTAATTTTAAACTAGGTAAATCTAATTTACTTGTTGCATTCATCAAAGATTTATTTATTGAACTAAAGAAATCAATTTTATCAAGGTCTTTTAATGGGCCTTTTTTAGCTGGCGAAAATGGGAAAAAGTCTCTTATTTTTGTCGCTAATTCCCTGACAACTTTTGTCACATCACTGTACTTGCTTTTAATTCCATTAATTAAACTTTGGACAATTTTTTGGCCTGACTCTTTTAAGTTTACTTCCCCTATTCCTTTTATCATCCTTTTTACCAATTCTCGGCCTGCAGCTACTAAGGCAACACCAGCAAACATCAATGCCGCGCCAATTACATCAACAATTAATTTACCTAACTTCTGGGTAAAATCGCCTTTCTTTTCTTTTGTTCCATCGCTTACTTTATTAATCATATTTTTGCCTGCATTTTTAACTTCAGGCTTGTTTGGGAGTTCATTAAACCATGATTTTATTGATGACCACCATTCTTCTAATTTCCCTTTTATTTTTGTTTTAGTTTCTTCAAACCATTTTTTCATATTGTTCCACCAGCCATCAAGAAACTCTGTAATTTTACCCGGAGCCTCTTGAAACCACGTCTTTATACTTTCCCACCAATCATCAAGCTTACTGGTTATATTTGATTTAGTTTCTTCGAACCATTTTTTAATACTTTCCCACCAGCCCTCAAAAAATGTTGTAATTTTTCCGGGAGCCTCTTCAAACCAAATTTTTATATTTTCCCACCACTCGGTTAACTTCTCTATTATTTTTTCTTTTGTACTTTCAAACCATTCGACAATACTTGTTTTCCATGTTTCCAGATGTTCGCTTATTTTACCGGGGATACTTAAGAACCACTCGCTTATGGATTCGCTCCAGGCTGTAAATTGCTTTATATTCTCTTCGTTTTGAGCTGTTGTCCATTCAACTATTGCCGCTCCCCATGCCGATAATTGTTCCTTGATAACGGTCGGCATGTTGGTAAACCATTCTATAATTGAAATTTTCCATTCTTCAAGTTGCATTATTATTGATTCTTTTGTTTCTGTAAACTTTTCTATAATGGCTGTTTTAACTAATTCAAAACCTTCTCGGAATCTTTCTGGGAGTTCGCTTATCCAGATGCTTATTTCTGTTTTCATCTCTTCGAAATCTGTTTTTAATTGGGCCTTAATAGATGTAAACTTTTCAGATATTACAGATGCCATCGTATTAAGTTTTGTTCCAACGGTTTCATTCATTTCGTCAAAGTCTGTCTTTAATTGATTTTTAGTCTCGCCGAGTTTTTCCATAATAATAGATGCCATTGAATTAAACTTTTCTCCAACCGTTGCATTCATAACATCAAGAATACTAAATAATTGACCCTTGAGGGCTTCCCAAATACCACCCCAGTCCCCTTTAATAACAGCTCCAAAAAGAAGAACTACATTTTTTATTGATTCAGTAGCAAACTTTATTATATCCAAGATATCGTCCCATACAGCACCCAAAATACTGGATATATCTTCTCCATGTTTTGACCAAAATTCTTGAATAGCATTAAAGATATATATTATTGTTGTTTTAAGTTCTTCAAATATAATCTTCCCATTTTCTTTGATTGAATTCCAAGTATCTAAAACTTTAGTTCTAAACTCTTCATTTGTTTTCCATAGAAGAACAAAGGTTCCAATAAGAACTAAAAGTGAATCAACAACTATATAAGCTGCCGCCACAATTGCTAGGATAACCGGGATTCCAACCGTGGCAATAATAGAACTAACAACCGTTATTATTGTCCCAACGGCTGCAATGGTAGAGCCTAACATAACGATAGCCGTTCCAAGACCTAACACAATCGGGCCAATTATAAAGGCAATTCCTGCAAAACTTAATATTGCATTTTGAATTGGTTCAGATAACCCTTGGAATTTTTCAACAACAAAATCAAGAACTCTAATAACTGTCTCCAAGACCGGAATTAAACGAGCTCTAAGGATATCAAAAAAACTAATCGCTGTGGCTTGAACTTTTGATATTGCCTGGTTCCATTTAAAATCTAAAGTTTCTGATGCAGATTGAAAAGCTTCATCAAGTATTCCAGTAGAATCTGCCAGATGTTCAAATATGACCGCATTTTCCTTAGAATTAGCTCCCATCAAATCCAAAACTCCTATTAAGGCTCTAATATTAGGATAAACCCTCGCCATGGCCTCTTCGCCATACTTGTTGGTCATATTTCTTAAATCGGTTAAGGCAGACAATAATCCGTCTTCCCTTATTTTCCTTCGCATTTCGGAACTACTGGTTCCCATTGCTTTTAACTGCTCTTCTGCTTGTTTAGCAGGCTTTAACATTCCAGCAAAAATGCTTTTTAGATGGGTGGCCGCTTCGCTGGCATTTGTTCCGGTTCTAGTCATTGCCGCTTGAGCCGCCGCTACTTGGTCAAAAGAAACGCCCATTTCGGTGGCGAGCGGTAATACTTGACCCATACTTGAAGCCATCTCCGAAGCCTCTGCCTTTCCTTCTCGCACAGCGTTTGTAATTATGTCAACCGCTTGGGCTGCGCTTAAGTTTTCCTTTCCATAGGCATTCATCGCCGATGTTACTAAGTCGGCAATTGTTTTAGTTTCGCCCATTCCAACCGCTGCAGCTTTTCCCGAAGCCTCAAGAATGTCCATGGCTTCGGCTCCTTTTATACCCGCCGAAGTTACAAAGAACAAAGCCTCAGCGAGCTCCTTTGGAGGTCTTCCAATTTTAGGAGCTAAGTCTAGAATCTCATCCCCCCATGCAGAAACTTGGTCTCTTGAAACACCAACAAGCCCGACAACTTTGCTTAATTCATATTCAAAATCCTTCCCAAATTTAAAGATGGCAACTCCAGCAGCCGCTAAAGGAAGGGTAATATATTTTGTAAGACTGGCTCCTACAGATTGAATAGACTGTCCAGCCGCCTGCATAACCCCGCCAACTTTGGAAAAGTTTGTTCCAATCGAACGCCCAGCCTCTCCGATTTGTTGTGATAAATTTAAAACATTATTAGATAAATCACCCGAAAATCTTCGACCGCGATTTTCGGCTGTGTCTAAATCTGCATTAAACCTGCTATTATCGGCCCTTATATTTACATTAATTTCTCCTAATAATAAGCTCATTTAATCGCCTCACTTCAATCTTTTTATTTCTTTTTCTATTATTTCATCATCATATTCAACAAAATCCCTGTTCTCTTTATTCTTGCAAAAATAATTAAAAGAGGAATCCTCTGGAAGCCCTCTTATAAAAACTAAAAATCTGCGCCATGTTAACTTATCATTGAAGCCCTCTTCAACTAAATCAATGTTATAAAATCGCATAAAATCAGCTTCCAGAGAAGCCCATCCCCAAATAACTATGCGAGGGTCTAGGTTTTTTTTTCAGTATTAGCTGCATTTCCTTTTTTACCCTTGATATCATATCCCCATTTACTAAGGATTTCTAAAGCTAAAGTGTCAAAAACATCTTCGACAGACACATTAGAATGTTCCAAGGCTACTAACATCTCATTTCCAAACATAAGCTGAATAAATAGAAACAGCTTTTCCTCTGGAACATCAACTGTTAATTTACCATTTACTTTCTTATAGCAATGTCTAAAAAAGAATGTCGCAAATTTAAAAGGCATTTGCTTTGGTATATTATAGAATTTGCCTAAAAATTTAATTGTAAATGGCTTTGCTTGTTTTTCTTCTATTGCTTTGTCAAAGTCTAGCAAGAGGCCCGCTTCCTGCTCTTCTTGCATTTGTTCGAACTTTTCTTCAAGAAAGGCTTCTCTTTCCTCATTGCTTTTTAACTTTTTATCCATTAATTTATTCCCTCCGCTTTATTAATTTTTATTAGCTTCCTGGTGTTATAGCTACTTTGCTATTAACCCTGAAAGTTCCTTTATATTTATATACTTCTCCAGTATTTCCATTTTCTGAATATGCAGTAAAGAAACCTGTTAAAACATAACCATAACCAGTGTGTCTAACATGTCTCATTGTTACCATTGCTCCAGTTTCTGCCGAATCTCTTAATTCCGACTGTCCATCATCAAGACCAGCGGCAGCGGATTCAATAGCAATTCCCTCAAC